CATCTGGCTGATCCCGTCGACCGCCAACGTGGTGCTGCAAGCCAACAACGGCACAGCGATGGTCAATGTCGGCGTGAGCGGCGCGGGCGGATTTATCCTCTCCGACGGCATCAACGTGCAACTGCTGGCCTCGGCCAACGTCGCGGCGGTGACGCTGATCGGCATCGACGGCGGCATCCCGATCACCAACACGTTCAGCACGTGAGCCGTATCCCATCATCCATCTCATGTGGTTGCGGTCCCCGCTGCATCTGTGTGTGGATGAGCAGGTCCCCTTTCTCATCGGAAGGTGGGAAGGGGGACTGAGCTTCAACGATGAGGAAACATGGCGGCCACGCTGCAAGATTATGTGAACGAATGCCGCTTGCTTCTGCATGATGCAAACGCGAACTTTTACACCAATCCGGAACTGATCTCGCAGATCAACGCCGCCCGCGAGCGGGTGGTGCGCGACACCGGCTGTCTCAGGACGCTGCAGACCACCCAGGTCCCGGCCCCGCCACCGCCCAGCGGCAATCCCAACCCGGTGCCGTGGAAAGCGAGCACGCCGGTCACCATCGGCACCTTCGTCTTCTCCAACATCTTCACCTACCGCGTCACGCAGAGCGGCACCTCGGGCACGACCGCGCCGCCTTATCCGACCGCGACCGCGCAGATCCCGCCGAATACCCAGTTCTCGGACGGCACGGCAATGCTGCTCTTTGTGCAGAACGTCGAGATCCTGCCTTATGCGGTGCTGCCCAATTCGCTCTCGACCATCGACGTGCTCGCCATCAACGTCTACTGGGGCAACAGTCGCATCCCGCTGCGCTACCTGCCGTGGCGCGAGTTCAACGCGCAGCTGCGCTATTGGCAGAACTACATCGGGCGGCCGGTGTGCTTTTCGGTCTACGGCCAGAGCACGCTCTATCTCGCGCCCGTGCCCGACCAGGTCTACCCGATGGAGCTCGACACGGTGATCCTGCCGCAGCCGCTGGTGAGCCTCGCCGATGTCGACGTGATCAACGACCCGTTCACCACCGCGGTCGGCTACTACGCTTGCCACAAGGCGAAGTTCAAGGAGCAGTCGTTCGGCGAGAGCGACATCTTCATGCAGAAATACAAGGACCAGATCCAGGCGATCCAGGTCGCCATCATGACCGGCCGCATCCCCAACCCCTACGCGCAGATGTGAGCCATGGCCGTCACCGAACGGGTCAAGCAGTATCACATCGTCAAGTCGTTCAAGGGGCTGAACACCAAGGCCAACCGGACGGCGATCGACCAGAACGAGTTCTCCTGGCTCGAGAACGCGATGCCGATCGGCGACAGCAATCTACGCATCGTGCCGACCGTCTCGGCCTCGCTCGCCAGCGACAGAGACCCCGACACCCGGGTCTGGGACGCGACGATCACTTTGCTGACCAGCGACAATATCGAGTTGAACGACTACATCTTCGGCTTCCAGAACAGCGGCGAGTTGCAAGCCTTCAACCTGACGCTTCAGGCGCTGATCACCGTCGCCCCTGCTGGCACGTTCAACCCGGCGGGGGCCGAGGTCACGCAATGGAAGAACGAGCGCGTCATCATCGGCGATCCGACCAAGGGCCTCTTCTCCTGGGACGGCAACAACCTCGTCGCGATCGGCTCGGTCGGCTTTATCGGCATCACCGCGCCCGGCAGCGGCTACACCAGCGCCCCGGCCGTGGTCATCGGCGCGCCCAACGACCCGCACGGCACCCAAGCGGTCGGCGAGGCGACCATCACCGGCAACTCGGTCGCGGGCGTGTTCCTGACGCAACCGGGAACCGGCTACACCACCCCGCCCGCCATCAGCTTCACGGGCGGCGGCGGCTCGGGCGCAACCGCCATCGCCAGCCTCATCACCTTCCAGACAGGCACCTTGCAGTTGGTCGTCGCGGCCGGCGGCAACGGCTACACCTCGACCCCGACGATCTCGATCTCAGGCGGCGGCGGCGGCGGCGCGGCGGCCACGCCGATCGTGTTCGGTAACTCGATCACCTCGGTGGTAATGACCAACCCCGGCAGCGGCTACACCGACGCCTCGACCGTGGTGGCGACGGTGTCGGGCGGCGGCGGATCGGGCGCAGTGCTGACCGCCGTGGTGACCAGCGACCCGATCAGCGACGTCGCGACCTTCTCGGGCCGCGTCTGGGTCGCGCAAGGCCGCACCATCACCTTCAGCGCGGCGGGCTCCTACAACGACTTCATCTCGGTCTCGGCGGGCAACTTCATCGCCACCGACACGACCCTGCACGGCAACATCAACGCGCTCCTGGCGGCCAACAACTTCCTCTACTGGTGGGGGGCCGACTCGATCAACGTCTTCAGCGATGTCCAGGTCGACAGCAACACGGGCGCGACCGTTTTCACCAACACCAACATCTCGGCCTCGATCGGCACCGAGCTCGTGCACGCCATCTTCCCGTATTTCAGGTCGATATTGTTCATGAACCGCTACGGGGTTTACGCGCTGGTGGGATCGACCACGACCAAGCTGTCGGACGCGCTCGACGGGCTCTTCCCGCTGATCGACTTCACCAAGCAGGTGACCGGCGGGCAGGTGCTGATCTTCAACATCCTCTGCGCCGCGTTCAACTTCTACTACCAGGACCCGGTGCGCGGGACGATCCCGCTGCAGGCCGTGTTCTTCGACAAGAAGTGGTTCCTGACCTACCAGGGCGCGATCGACCTGACGACCAGCGTGCCGTTCAAGGGGCTGATCCATCTCTACGGCACGAGCGGCAACAACCTCGTCACCATGTACGCCGACAACCGGAGCGCGATCCCGTCCAAGATGCAGATGGCCTTGAGCCATATCGGCGATCCGGTCAGGGACAAGCAGGCGCTGAAGTTCGGGCTCGAGGTCACTTCCGCCGTTGGCGTGGCCCTCCTCGCGACCATCGACGCGGAGACCCGGCAGAGCCCGCCTTATGCCTTCGACACGGTGATCAGCTGGATCAACAACTTCAACCAGATCGTCGGCTGGCATAACAATGTCGGCACGACGATCTACTGGGTCGGCGGCTTCGGCTATCAGCTTCTGATGACCGACGCGCAGCAAAACGGCAAGTATATCGGGCTGACGATCACCTCGAACTCGGCGCAGTTCACCCTCAACACCGTCGAGTACGAACTCGAATATGGAGCGCGCTTCTAGATGACGACGCTGCCCTTCACCGTTCCCAACGTCTTTGCGAATTCCACCAGCAACATCGCCTTGTCGTTGCTGGATGCGGACTTCATTTCGGTCACGGATGCGATCAACGGCATCGGCAACGGCAGCACGGCGCTGACCAGCGTCAATATCACGGGAGGCAGTGTCTCCAACGTCTCTTTCAGCGGCGGCGGCGGTACCGGCGACATCGGGCGCAATCTGATTCACAACTCCATGTTCAACATCCAGCAGCGCGGCGCGAGCGGGTTCACCGGCTCAGGTATCTACACCGCCGATCGCTGGCAATCGCTCTGGTCAGGTGGCTCGCAAACGATCAGCATAGCACCCTCGACAGACACAATACGGGCGCAGATTGGAGATGAAAGCGCCAATTGGCAGTTTGTGAACGCATTTACGGGGGGCGCGGGTACCAGTGATTTTTCGCTAATTACGCAGCCGATCGAAGGAGTTCGGCGGCTCGCCGGTAAGACGGCGACGGTATCGTTTTATGCTGCTACTGGTTCAGGCAATATAAATATTGGCGTCGGGTTCGCGCAAGTGTTTGGCACTGGCGGCAGCCCTTCGGCCAATACCCCGGTGGCGGGACAAAAAGTTGTGGCCTCGCCGACCTGGCAGCGCTTCAGTTTGACGTTTGCGCTGCCTTCGATAGCAGGCAAGACCCTTGGCACGAACGGCAACGACTACACGGGATTGCAGTTCTGGTTTTCAAGCGGCACAGCCAATGCAAATAACGCCGGTTCGATCGGCGTGCAAAGCGGGGGCATCGGCATGTGGGGCGTGCAGCTTGAGGTCGGCAGCGTCGCGACGCCGCTGGAGAAGCCCGACCCGCGCTACGATCTCGCCAACTGCCAGCGCTTCTATGCCGTGATAAACGCAACTGTAATAGGCTATATGACCGCAGGCGGGACGTTCGGGCAGTGGCTCGCTTTCCCTGTTGTCATGCGTGGCACGCCGACAGTCGTTGCTGTGGTACCTGGAGGCTATCAGAACGCCAGTGCCGGAGCCGTCAGCCAAACATCGCCATACGGCACCCTCGCGACAGCAACAGCAACCGCAGCGGCGTTTGCTATGTGGGCTGGGTTCTACCTCGGCGCTTCAGCGGACCTTTGATATGGCACAGCCCTACCAGCTCATCGCTCCGCTCCCCAGTCTGGAGCCAAGCGTCGTTCTTCGCATCAGTGATGGCGCGTTCATCCCCTTCGACCCCGGCAACCGCGATTACCAGATTTTCAAGCAATGGTGTGATGAGGGCAACACGCCCGACCCCGCGCCAACGCCACCCATGACGAAAGGAAATCCGCCATGAGCAGCAATGCTTTCACCCCGACCGGCAACACGGTGACCTTCACCGCCAACGTCGCGGCACCGACCGCGGTGCAGGTCATCGGCTCCGGCGGCGGGCAGTATCGCCTCGTCAACGCGGGCGCGTCGGACGTCTATATCGGCAGCGGCTTGACCG